CCTACGCCAAAACGAATACAATCCACTCATGGCAGGTGCATGGGTGCAAGAGGGTGCAAAGTTAGAATTGCTGATTTTGTTTCGTGTGGTTAGTTTAGAGTTTCGTATCGCTTGTATGGCTTTCGTGGTGTTCGTTTTGGTTTCGCATCTTTAACTATCATTCATCAATATCCAATTTCAATTTTGGAATTGTATTGGCTCGTAATCTACCAACCTGTTTTTTGGCCAATGGTTTGGCCTCAAGTACGGCAAGCTATCTGCTAACACTTCTAATACGAATTCTTCCATAGTCTGATCTGGATCAAGATCATTGCCAACCATGTCCTCGAGATGAGCGTACTCATCATCTGTTACACTGATTCTGATCGTTTTCATGAATTTCACCTCAGCCCAACAAAATTTTCACTGTTTTATTTCAGTACTTTAAGGGAAATTTTTCCTTTCCCAACTGCCACAGATACCGATCTACATCTTTCAAGCTAAATTCATTCAATCCATAATAATCTCTGAAAGCGATAACGATTGATTTGAACTTACCGTAATCTTTTAAGTCACTCTTAATGAATTTCGAAAAGTGATCTCTTTTTTTAAATTCCATCAGCACCTTATCAACATAACTGTCATAAATGGGATAGAGTAGTGGGAAATGATGACTGCAGTATTTTGTTGCGAATGAGTAAAAGTTGCGTTTTCCTCCGCCCATATCGACTAACGCAATGTCGTTTACTAAGCCCTCATCACCTGCTTGTAGCCTCTCATCTATATCAAGCTCAAGAATATGCTTTGCAACAGGGAAGATCGAGAATATATTCGTACTATAGAAATCATTAAGTGTTGATGCCTTGACCAAGATATCGCTTATGTCAGTGTTGTGAGGATAGGTATCGAAGAATAATTTATCCAAACTCTTTTCCTGCAAAACGTAGTTTTCCAGTGAATCCCATCGATTAAGGTATTCTTTTACGGCATCAACGGTTGGGTGTAGTCCTTCTATCATTAAGATATCCTCCTATTTTATATAATGTCATATTTAGCATACATTGTATTGTTCGTTTAATGGACCGCTAACCTAATACCGAAAATAAAAAGCCCTGAAGTTCTTGTTCAAACAGAGCCTAAACTGCAGGGCTGATTTCAATCATAAATTTTCTTTACGCCATCCAAGAGCACCCAGGATGCAATGCCGTCCGGCCAGCCGAGCAGGACTTTGTCCTTTTCAATCTGTGAGACGGTGTGTGTCCGTTCTTTCACCCAGCCGGGGATAGCCTGTCCCGTGGCGTAGCGGGAAGCAGTGACTTTTACTTTGTCACCAACCTTCAGATACGCTGATACAGGAAGCTTCAGCTTCTGTCCGGCATAGATGACATTCGAGGTCAGGCCATTTAAGAGCTTGATTTCCGGATAGCGGCTTCCGTCACCAAGATAGGTTTTAGCAATCTTCCAGAGACTGTCACCGCTCTTGACGATATGGATCTGTCCGGTTTCGGAAGGTGGTACGGATTCATCTTTTGGATAAATCTTCGTGCCATTTTCGGCAAAAACACAGTAGCCTTTGTTCTCGTCCGCCTTTTTCTTGGCATTGACGAGTATCTTATATGCACCGATCTGACTTTTCTTATCTGCCCAGGACTTTCGTACCCGGTAGTAACCCTCTGTGAGTTTTGCCGGATAGTCCTCGCTTGGAGCAGGCTTTTCCTCGCTTCCCGCTGTGCCCATCAAGGCTTTCACGTCACGCCGGAAACCGTCCATGCTCTTTCCAAAGCGAGAGAACCAGTGTCTTGGATCGCCATGATTGGAAGCAAGCCCGCGCTGATGCCCCTCATAGTGGCCAATAATCACGCCGTCCTTCATGGGATCGAGTTTGTAGAGTTTACAGAGATAAGCGCAAAGTTCCGTCGCTTCTTTCCAGACCGCCTTCAGGTAGCTTTCGTCATTCAGACCATCCTCACAAATTTCAAAGCTGGTGTGGGTGTTGTTGGCCGCCCCTCCTGCATGCCAGCCCCGGTGATCCCAGGGAAGCGTCTGATAAGTGGCGATCGTACCATCCTGTAGTTTTCCAACAAATCCATGCACACAGACCTGCCTGTCCATCGGCTGATTCCAATGGTTATTGTATTGATTCTTTCCGAGCTTTCCGTCATCGGGGCCGACGTAGCGTTTCAGAAATGGGTTGTTTGCACCCGTCGAGTGCACCATGATGCCCTGCACTTTAATCTTTCGTCCCGCCTTGTAGCAGGCGTTTTCCGTGAAAATCAGTTTATTCAGATTCATCTTCGTCCTCCTCATTAATTGCTTCCAGCATGTTTCTCAGAGCCTTCGGAATCGGCAGCCCCAAATGAGCTGCATTTTCCAGAATAGAAATGCCCTCGTTTGAGAGATAGAAAAAGATGACGGCGGTTCTAATGGCACTGCCATTCTTCAAGACAGCGGTATCAAGAATGTTTCCAATACCGACCAGTGTGAGGATCAAGACCTTTCTTGCGATTCCCTTAAAGCCGACTTTGCTTGAAAGTTGTTTGTCCTCGATGGCGCAAAGCACGCCTGTGATGTAGTCCGTTATGACAAAGGCAATCAGGGCAAAAAGAAAGCCGTCCAGCCCTCCGATAAACCAGCCGACAGCCCCGCCTACAGCAGCAAATGCTGCCTGAACGGTATTCCAGATGTGTTTCATGTTGAAGTCCTCCTTCCAAATAAAAAATGCCTGCACATGGGCAGACACTTTTTTCCGTGATAAATATTTATTTGTTTAGTTTTGCTTCGGCAGCCAATCCCAGAGCCTTAAATCTTCCTGGCCAAGCGACCACATACAGACTCCTCGAAGCTTCCATCGATAGGCTGCTTCGTTCATCCAATAGATGATGCTGTCCACATCCTGGTAGTAGAGGATGGAAAAACCATCCGAGTCGCCAAGGAACAGCCGTGATATCCAGACGTTGATATCTCTCGGGATAATCTTTACCGGATAGTCGTTTCCGCAGGTGAGACTCAAAAGACCTGAGTGGAAAAACTCATAATCAAGTGATATCTCCTCCGTCCTGGTCTCGTGCTCCTCAATGTCGGAATTGACTGTAAAGACCTGAAACTCCTCGTCCCAGGTGACACCCGTCCTATTGATGCGCCCAAAGCTCGCAACGCTTCCGTCCGGCATTGCCACGTCAAAGCGTTCATAGGGCTCGTAGGTGTAGGCATCACCGACCCGTAGAAGCTGGCAGTGGACGTAACTGTCCGAGCGGATTCCGGTAAAGCCGCCTGTGTCATTAACCGTTGCTGTAAAGCGAAGCGTTCTGGACGAACCGGAATAAACTCGGATCTTATCGCCACGCTTTCGCAGCTCAATCGTGTAGACAGAAGGTGAAGCCCGAATCTCTCCTTCCGGTGTCTTTTCAAAAGAGGTCGCAAAGGAACCTTTAAGGACAGAGCCCTCATAGAGTTCCACAGCCTGTGCTTCATAGTTAAAGCAGCAGAAGAGATCCCCAAGGAAAATACCTGCCCTGCCTGTAAAGCTTTCAGGGAAAATCATCTGCGCCCGAAGGTGGAGGTCCGTGAAAGACCCATACTTCAAGGCAAGCCGTCCGTAGCCTTCAAGCTGCGAATACGGTCTGTAGCTATCTTCCTCGTCCTGCCAGACGGACCACTCGCCATCAAGCACCGCCCAGTAAGAATCAGGCAGCGGTGGGTCATCTCTGAAATCCTCATACCAGATAAGAGCAGAGTCTGCCTTTCTTCTAAGCATTTCAAAGGTCAGCTTAAAGCCTTCTCTTGGCCCTAGCATCACACCGTTGATGTCTTTAAATTTCCTCGGTGAGAGCAGGTAGTCCGCTTCGCCGCAGACCGTACTTTCCGTAAAGCTGCGGCAGACCTTAAAGCCATAGACTTGAACGCCCGGTGCGGATACGGATACTGTCAGAGTATGCGAGCCTGCCGAAAGCGACACGCCACTCCATGCCTTTTTCCAAAAGGTCGTCCGCCAATAAGGCCACCAGAGCCGACTTTCCTCATAAAGCTGACTTGCACCGTCAAGCGAAAGATAAAGGCTGTTTTTATCCCAAAAGGGAAAGCCAATATTCACCGCGATGTCATAGACGCCCGATTCTTCCACCGTAAAGTTATAAGCAGCGCTTCCGCTATCACCCAGCGTCACTATTTTTTCAGAGACGGAAACCACACCCGAATAACTGTCCGGCATGGCATTTCGCTCCACGATGATGCCGTCAAATTCTTTATTTTGTGTCTTACCGTAGGACGTAAGGTAGCGCCTTCTTTTGTAAACTTCGCTCATCAAAGGATAGGCATATCTTTCAGCATCTTGGCCTTCCATGTAGTCGTAGACATGCGGCAGTGCCCAGGGGACTTTGTTGTAGTCATCCCAGTAGGCAGCGATGGGGATCTGCGGTGATGGAGGGTCGGTATCCTTAAACTGATAAAAACCCGTCATCCAGTTTTTCGCGCCGTAGTAGGTATGGGAAACGCCCCGATAGTAATCGCCTAAGTTTTCCGGCGTGTCATAAATCTGCCAGTTCCAGCCATAGGCGGGAATGCCAAGATAAATTTTACCGGACGGCATCACGGCGGAAGCGTACTCGTAGATGCCCTCCAGCCAGTCACGGGGAGACACGGGTCCCGGAGCAGAACCTGCCCAGGCCATGCCATAGCTCATGATGGATGCCGTATCGCAATAGGGAGCGAGATCAGCATAAACGCACCAGTTCTCGCCGCCGACCGAGCCGTTCACCGAGGTCATGCCGGGAAGGCAAATATTGACCCGTTTGGCAGCATTGTAGCTTTTCACCGTCCGGTAGATGTTTTGAAACATGGCCGTTGACCTCTGCGCTGTGGAATAATCACCTCCGCCTTCGAGGTCAATGTCCACACCGTCACACCATGGATATTTATCCATGATGCGGATAAGCTCAGATAAAAACATATCCTGCGCACCGTTTGTGTTTTCACGGATGGCACGGAAGATAGAGTTATAACCATCGTTAGCAACGGTTAAAAGCCAGCGGATATGCGGCCATTTATTGACATAGGTCATCATGTCGGAGATGGCGACACCCGTCTCATAGATCTCGCCTGTGGCTCTGACCTTAAAAGAAAAAAGACCGATCTGACTGATGCGGTCTCCGTACTTTTGCAGGGCTTCCCACATGCGGGCATTGCCCATGAAGGTCCAAACCATGACCTCACGGCCCTTTAAAATTTCCATCAAAAATCACCTCCGTCCTCCATTTCCTGCAGGGTAAAAAGCAGCCTTGCCGACTTTTTCTCGCCCACATCCACGATGTGCTTGGAATCCCAGGCAGCGCTGTACTGATAAAAGCCCTCCTTTGTGAAGGGCTGACCGTTTTTTGTTGCGGTTCGGTTAAGCGCATCCACTTCCAGCTCGTCTCCTGCCAAAAGTGCTCCTGGAAAATGTGCCCACTGTCCGCCCACGCCTTGAGCTAAAGTCACGCTTCCTTCTGCGAGGTCGGTCTTCGGATAGAGCTTGATATCAAGTCCCGCCGAGGTCTTGCCAAGGTTAAAAAGAATCAGCGTTTCTCTCCCTCGGACGATAGCGTTATACCAGACCGGCTCACGCACGGCACCGTCCACGCTGTGTTTTTTCAATAAAGTCTCCGTATGTGGCAGAAAGCCTGTCAGTCGGTCGCCTTCCTGGAGCATCAAGTCCGTTAGCCAGACGA